GGTTCTGGGCTACAACCCGATGGAGCGTGCATGAAGCACCCCGTCACCATCACCGAGCACGCCCTCCTGCGCTACATCGAGCGCATCTGGGAAATCGACCTCGACGCCATCCGCGCCAGGCTTGCCAAGGACATCCAGGCCGCCGCCGCCCTCGGCGCCAAGACCTACACCACCCAGAACGCCACCTTTATCCTCGAGCGCAACAAGGCCACCGGCGGCATCGTCGTCGCCACCGTGGTCACCGAGAAAATGCGCCGCAACATTCACTCCCGCCGCGCCTTCCGCATGCAAATCAACCGCGAGCGCCAACCCCACAAATTGACCCAGCCCTGATAACGGCCTATAGTCAGTACACGGAGTATCAGCAGAGCCTATGCCCGCCCGCATCCGCAAGATCAAACACGACGAGGACACCCGCTCTAAGATCAAGGCTGGCAACCTCATCACCCGGATTCAGCGCTTCGCCCTCGCCAAGCCCGTCGAGGAGGTGACTGTCAACCCCTCTGGCGGCGTGTCGATCACCACCCGCTTTGAGGACGAGCAGGGCAACGATGTCTGGCCCATGACCAAGGAGCAAGTCGCCGCCGCCAAGATGCTGCTCGACAAGGCCCTGCCCAACCTGACATCAGTCGACGTTAAGTCAGAAGAAACAAGAACATACGTTCTCAGGGCACCAGAACCGGCAAAAAATGCAACCGATTGGCTCAAGAACTACGGCCCGAAGACCATCGAACACGCCCCATCAAAGGACAAGGCCAACTGAGTGACGCCGAGCCCATCACCGTCTGGAGTCCGCAGGCAGGCCCCCAGACCGCGCTCCTCACCTGCCCGCTGCCCGAGATCTGCTTCGGCGGCTCCCGCGGCGGCGGCAAGACCGAGGGCGTGCTGGGCGAATGGGTGTCGCACGCCTCCGCTCACGGCCCCAGCGCCATCGGCATCATGGTCCGCCGCCAGCGCACCGAGCTGATCGAGACCATGGAGCGCTCGAAAATCCTCTACACCCCGCTGGGCGCCACCTTTAACGAGCAGACGAAGATGTGGACCTTCCCCAACGGGGCGCGCCTGCGCTTCGCCTATCTGGAACGGGACAGCGACGCCAACGCCTATCAGGGCATGTCGTTCACGAGGCTGTATGTCGAAGAAGCAGGCAACTTCCCCAGCCCGACGCCGGTGTTCAAGATGTTCGGCACGTTGCGGTCCGGTGCGGGTGTGCCCACCAAGGCCATCCTCACCTGCAACCCCGGCGGCCCCGGCCACCAGTGGGTCAAGGCCCGCTACATCGACCCGGCCCCCATGGGCTACACGCCGATTGAGGAAACCTTCGTCAATCCCTGGACCCATGAGAAGGTCATCCGGGCGCGGGTGTTCATCCCGTCGCGGCTCACGGACAACAAGTACCTCGGCGCGGATTACGTCGCCACCCTGCAGCAGGTCGGCAACGACAACCTCGTCAAGGCCTGGCTTCTGGGTGACTGGAACATCGTCGAAGGCGCGTTCTTCGACCGCTGGAGCCACAAGAACGTGCTGACCCCGTTCCGGGTGCCCGAGGACTGGCTCCGCTTCCGCGCCGCCGACTGGGGCTATTCCGCGCCGTTCTCCATGGGCTGGTATGCGGTGGCGGGCGATGACGGCCCGGACCATGGCGTGCCCAAGGGCGCGCTGGTGCGCTACCGGGAGCTTTACACCATGAAGCCCGGCCAGCCCAACGTGGGGCTCCGGCTCACCACCGAGGAGCTGGCGGAGAAGATCAAATCCATGAGCCAGGGGGAACGCTATGCCTATTCCGTCATTGACCCGGCTGCTTTCGCAGAATCCGGCGGTCCTAGCATCGCAGAACGCTTCGCTCGTGCTGGCGTGGAGTTTCGCCGGGCTGACAATCGCCGCCTGGGGGCTCGCGGTGCCATGGGGGGCTGGGACCAGGTGCGCGCCCGCATCCAGGGCGAAGACGGGGTGCCGATGTTCTACACGTTTTCCACCTGCACCGAATTGATCCGCACCTTGCCGATCCTGCAGCACGACCCGGACCGGCCCGAAGACCTCGACACCACGCAGGAAGACCATGCAAGTGACGAACTCCGGTATGCCTGCATGTCGCGTCCGTGGATCGCCAAGCCCAGGCCCAAGCCGGAGGAGGGGCGCACGGTGCGCCAGATGACCATGGCGGAGGCTTGGGACAAGCTGAAAGAGCCGGTGCGCGAGGGCCGCATCTGAGCGTGTGGAAACGCCCGCCGAACTGTGATATTGCTCCGTATACGGATGAAATGAGGCGCGGATGAGCGGCAGGATTTCCGGTTTGGGCATGGGATCGACGCGCGACAGGCTCGCGGCGCTCGACGCCCGGATTTCGCAGGACTGGCAGGCCATGGGCTTCATGCCGCCGCAGACGGTGGCCGATCCCCGCGCCCAGTACGTTGGCAACAACACCGACATCTTCGTCGGGGCCAACAGCCCGCTCGCCAACACCGGGCCGGACCCGTTCGGCCAGGACACCCGCGCCGGGCTCGCCGCACAGGGGGCAGAGATCGACGCCGACATGGCCCGCACCAATGCGCTGGTCGATGCCATCCTCAATGCCCCGGCCGGGCCGCCCCAGCCCCGCAACGCCCCCTCCGGCATGGCCTACACGCCGGAGCTGCCCAAGCCCCAGCCCGCCGCTGCCATGGCCCCGCCCAAGCCCAAGGCAAGGCCCCGGCCCGAGACCTACACCATCAAGGCGGGCGACAATCCCACGACCATCGCCAAGGCCTTCGGCATGAGCCTGAAGGAACTCGAAGCCAAGAACCCCGGCATTCTCAGGAAGGCCCGCCGCCTCAAGGTCGGCGCAACCGTGAAGGTGTGATATGACGGACGGCGACAAGGCCCCGGCCATCGACAAGGACCAGAAGCACTGGCGGCGCGAGATCGAGCGCGCCGAGAAGCATTTCAAGCCGTTCTGGCAGAAGGCCGACAAGCTCTACAAGCTCTATGCCCGGCAGGGCGAGGAAAACGACACCAAAAAGCGCTTCGCCATGCTGTGGTCGAACACGGAAGTGCTGAAGCCCTCGATCTACGCGAGGCCCCCAGTGCCGCAGGTGTCGCGCCGCTACCGCGACAAGGATCCGGTGGGCAGGCTGGCTGCTGAAATGCTGGAGCGCGCCTGTTCCTATGAGTTCGAGCGCATGAATGTCGACAGCGTTTTGCGCTCGGTGCGTGATGACCTGTTGCTGCCGGGCCGGGGGGCCGCATGGCTGCGCTATGAAGCCGACATCGAGGCCGATCCCGCGACCGGGCAGGAGGGCGTGGCCGGCCATCGCGTGGTCTGCGATTACGTCCACTATTCGCAGTTCCTGCACGAGCCGGTGCGGCGCTGGGAGGAGGTCACCTGGGTGGCCAAGAAGACCTACATGGGCAAGGAGGAAGGCCGCGAGCGCTTTCCCGAGACATGGAAGGGGGTCGAACTCGACAACAAGGCCGACAGTTCCGCCGACAGCGATGCGGTGAAGGACCCGGCCCTGGTCGACGCCCAGGAGGCCAAGGCGACGGTCTATGAGATCTGGTGCAAGACATCGCGCAAGACCATCTTCATCGCCCGCTCCTGCGACCATGTGCTGGGCACCGAGGACCCGCTCCTCGACTTCGAGGGCTTCTTCCCGTGTCCCAAGCCGGTCTATGCCACGCTGACCAACAATTCGCTGCTGCCGACGCCGGATTACAAATATTACCAGGACCAGGCGCAGGAGGTGGACAGCCTCACCCATCGCATCGACAAGATGATGGACGGGCTCAAGGTGGTGGGCTTCTATCCGTCAGGTGCCGAGGGTGACGTGTCCGAGGCCATCGCCAAGGCGCTGTCGCCCGACACCCAGAACCAGATGATCCCGGTGGCCTCCTGGGCGGCGTTCGGCGAGCGCGGCGGCTCCAATGCCATCATCTGGTTGCCCATTCGTGACATTGCGGAGACCATCAAGGCGTGCGTCGAGCTGCGAAACCAGGTCATTCAGGACATCTACCAGATCACCGGCATTTCCGACATCCTCAGAGGAAGCACGGAAGCCAGCGAGACGGCCACGGCGCAGCAGATCAAGGCGCAGTGGGGCTCGGTCAGGATCAGGGACCGCCAGCAGGAGATGGTCAGGCTGGCGCGCGACATCACGCGGATGGCCTGCGAGATCGTGGCCGAGCAGTTTGACCCGCAATACGTGATGCAGATGGCCAACATGGAACTGCCGCAGCCGCCCCAGCCGCCGCAGATGCCGCCCCCGCAGCCGACCGGCGACCCGGAACAGGACCAGCAGGCGCAGATGCAGTACCAGCAGATGCAGCAGCAGGCCCAGGCCGCCCAGCAGGCCTATCAGGCCGAGGTGCAGAAATACCAGCAGGCCTTCGCCATCCTCAAGGATGACCGGCTCCGCGGCTTCCGCATCGACATCGAAACCGATTCCACCATCCAGCCCGACGAGGACGCCGAGAAGCAGCGCCGCACCGAGTTCGTGACCGCCATTGGCGGGCTGATCCAGCAGGCAGTGCCCCTGGTGGCGCAGGTGCCGGAGATGGCGAGCTTGGTGCGCGAAACGCTGCTGTTCACGGCGCGGGGCTTCCGTGCCGGCCGCCAGCTCGAGGACCAGATCGAGCAGACCATGCAGTCCATCGAGGACCGCCTCAAGCAGCAGATGAGCCAGAAGCCGCAAGACCCCAATGCGCCGGTGATCGCGGCCAAGCAAAAGCAGGCCGAGATCGACATTGAGCACACCCAGGCCAAGAACCAGCTCGAACTGCAGCACAAGCAGGAGGCGCACGCTCTCGACATGCAGATGAAGCAGCAGCAGGGCGACATGGCGCTGAACACCGGCCGCGCCCGGCTGCGCGAGGAGATCCTGCGCGAGGAGGGCGAGGCCTTCCTCGGGCCGGAGACCGGCGAGCAGACCAGCGCCGTGGCCCAGGTGCTGCAGCAGGCCATGGCCGGGCTGATCGAGACGCTCAACGCCTCGAACCAGTCGGTCATCGCCTCGAACGCCCAGGTGCTGCAGGCCCTGACCGCGCCCAAGGTCATCACCGCGCCGGACGGGCGGCAGTACACGGCGCAGACCGCCATCAACTAGGAGACTGACGCATGCCGTTTCTCGCGGACTACATCCTCGATCTGGCGCTGGCGGAACTCGATACCGCCACTACCACGCTGTACATCACCAGCGCCGAGGCCACGACCTACACGCAGGCCGCCTCGACCTACAAGCTCGGCACCAAGACCTCGCTGTCGATTGGCGCACCCGGCGACCGGACGCCGAACGGCCGCAAGGTGACGGTGGCGGCGATCACCGACGGAGTGGTCGACAGCACCGGCACGGCGACCCACTGGGCGATCACCAAGGACGGCACCACGCTGATGGCGACGGGCGCGCTGTCGGCCAGCCAGGCGGTGACCAGCGGCAACACCTTCACGCTGGGGGCTTTCGACATCGGCATTCCCGACGCGGCCTAAGACATGGCGGTCTCCCTCACCCATACCACCGTCGCCGTTGGCACCGATGCCGGGAACGGCGAAATCGCCAAGGCGCAGTGGAACGAACCCCACACGCTGACGATGGCGACGAACAAGCTTTTGGGCCGCGCCACGGCGGGCGATGGCGCTGTCGAGGAAATTGACCTGACAGCGGCAGGCCGTGCGCTGCTCGATGACGCGACGGCGGCCGATCAGCGCACTACGCTTGGCGTTGGCATAGGCGACAGCCCGACATTCACCGGACTGACGCTGACGGGCGTGGGCAACTTCAGCGCAGGCACAGCCCTGCTTCCGTCGCTCATCCCATCCGGCGACACCAACACCGGCATGTGGTTCCCCGCAGCCGACACGATTGCGTTTAGCACGGGCGGCTCTGAAAGGCTCAGGATAACATCAACGGGAGCACCGCAAGTTACGTTCCAATCCGCAGATGTTTGGTCAAACGGATTGCAGATTAGGAAAAGAGGGACTACAGGCGATGCGAACGCTGCCATTACAACTGGAACAGAAATAGGCTATCATTCCTTTTTTGGGTTTGATGGTGCAGCATATCGGCGCGGCGCGTTTGTTCTGGTGACTGCCGCCGAGAACTTTTCCTCTACAAATGCCGGGACGAACTACGCAATTTTTACCGCAGCAATAGGTGGGACTGCGACGAGTGAGCGGCTCCGCATTACCGCTAGTGGCAACGTCGGCATTGGCACTAGCGCCCCAGATGCCCTTCTCTCTGTGAATGGCATCGCTTCCTTCGGGGATGGCGCAGCCGCCACTCCGTCAATCACAAACTTTGGCGACCTCAACACTGGCATGTGGTTTCCTGCCGCTGACACAATTGCTGCCAGTACAAACGGCACAGAGCGCCTTCGTGTAGATAGCAACGGTAACGTTGTTATTAACACTGCCGCCATTGCAACCACTGCAACTGACGGCTTCCTCTACGTGCCGTCATGCGCCGGAACGCCTACCGGAACGCCAACCGCATTCACAGGTCGTGTGCCTATCGTGGTCGATACCACCAACAACAAGCTCTATTTCTATTCTGGCGGCGCATGGCGCGATGCAGGGCCGTAACGAGAGGATGAATGATCATCAAACTTGAACTGACACCGGAAGAAGCCAACACTCTCGCCAGCCTTATCGACCTTGCGGTCAAGGCAGGTGGCGTCAGGACGGCGGCGGCAGCCATGCCGATCTTCCAGAAGCTTGAACAGGCTGCCACCAAGCCGAAGGATGCTGAATAATGGCTGTCACCTACACTTGGACGTTCCCGAAACTTGAAGTGGTTTACGATGACAACGGCTTCAAAAACGTGGTGCGCTTGGTGCATTGGCGGCTGAAGGCGGAAGAAAGCGGCGTTTCGTCTGACGCATATGGGACGGTTGGCCTGCCAAGTGCCAGAATGCCATTTACGGCCTACGAAGCGTTGACACCTTCTGTTGTCCAGAAATGGACGGAACGGGCACTTGGCGACGAACTGAACCCTATCAAGGACGGTTTGGCTGCAAGCCTCATTATCAAAGCGGCACCATCTAGCGGGGAACTTTCCCCGCCTTGGGAATAATAGGCGGCGTAGACGGTGGCCGGGATTTTCGACACAGGCATTTTCGACACCGGCATCTTCGACCACGCCGGTGCCGTTGCCCTGACCGCGACCGGGATTGCCACCGGCGCGCCCACCGTCGGAACACCCACCCTCGGTCAGGTGCACGCGCTCACGGCAACCGGCATCGCCACCGGCGCGCCCACCGTGGGCACGCCTGCGCCGGGACAGGTCCACAGTCTTACCGCCACCGGCATTGCGGCCGGGGCTCCGGTCAGTGGCACGCCCGCCCTCGGCCAGGTCCATGGCCTGACCGCCACGGGGATTGCCACCGGCGCGCCAACGCTGGGCACCCCGGTGCTCACCGACGTCGCGCCGGGGACCGACGCGCTCACCGCCACCGGCATCGCCACCGGCGCCCCGGCCCTCGGCACCCCGGCCTTGACCTCGGGGGCGGTGGTCACCCCGCCCTCCGGCGGCGGTGGCGGCTCGGCCCTGACCTTCCGGGGCCGTGACTGGGACACTGTCCGCCGGGCGCGCGACGACATCCGCCAAGCGCTGGAAGAGGCCGCGTCGGGGCCGAAGACCAAGCGCCAGGCTGCCGCCCGCAAGGCCGCGAGTGCTGTGGCCAAGGTGGCGCAGGCCGTTGCCGTCAGCCCGGACCTCGCGGCGCTCGACGCGCTGATGGCGCAGCTCGACGCGCTGATCGCCCAGAGCACCATGATCGAGGCGGCGCAGGCCCGCCGCGCTGCCCTGCTGTGGCAGGAAGCCGAGGCCGCATTGGCTGTGGAAAAGGCGCGCGAAGAGGAATTAATGGTTGTGTTCGCCCTCGCAGCGTGATTCATCCGTACACGGAAACTCCGTCAACGGATCAATGGCACACCAGCGGTTCTGCAAAGTCTGTCGCTCCTGGCATGATCTGGACGCTCCGTGGCCGGACAATTGTCTCCCCGAGCGCAATCTCGCCCGTTCCGATCTGCCGACGCCGCGCCTGATCCGCGACGGTCTGGACAATGTGTGGAACCCGGTGGACGGGCGGACCTATGACAGCAAGAGCGCCTATTACAGCGCCGTGAAGGCCGCTGGCTGCGAGATCGCCGGCAACGACAGCTCGATCACGCAGGCCCACGAGAAACCCCGCGACGTGAAACCGCCACCCGGCCTCAAGGACGCCTTGAGGCAGGCGTGGGACCAGCACAGCTAAGAGGACGCATCAATGCCGCCCGAACTGGACAACACCGAGACCGCCGACGAGCTGTCCCTGCGCGATGCGCTGAGCGCCGCCTTCGACGAGGCCAGCGAGGCCGAAACGCCCGCCGATGACGCCGCCGGTGAGACGGCGCAGGGCGAGACCGCCGAAGACGGCCAGCCGCGCGATGAACAGGGCCGCTGGACCAAGGCGCAGCGCGAGCACTTCGAGGCCCAGCAGCGCGAGGAACAGGCGGCCAAGGACGCGGCACAGCAGGGCCAGCAGGAGCAGCAGCAGGAAGGGCAGGAGCCGCTCCGCCTTGCCCCGCCGCATGGCTGGAGCCCGGCCGCCAAGGCCGCTTACGCCAAGCTGCCGCCCGAGGTGCAGGAGGCGGTGGCCCGCCGCGAGGTCGAGATCAACAACGGCTTCGCCAAGCTCAAGGACTACAAGGGGCTGGACGAATATGCCGAGATGGCAAAGGCCTCCGGCACCACGCTGCGCGAGGCCTTCGACCGCTACAAGGCGGCGGAAGACCTCCTCGACCGCGACTTCCGCGGCGGCGTCATGCAGCTCTGCGAGATGTACGGCGTCCACCCGATGCAGTTGGCGCAGGAGTTTGCGGCGCTGTTCCAAGGGCAGGGCGGCCAGCCGCAGCCCGGCCAGCCGCCCGGCGCCCAGCCCGGCGCCGATCCGCAGGTCGCCTTGCTTTCGCGCGAGCTTGCTGGTATAAAGGATTTCGTCCGTACACTGACCACACGGGAAGAGCAGCGGGAGCGCGAGGGGATCAACACCTTCGTCCAGCAGTTCGCCCAGGACAAGTTGTACTTCGAGGATGTCCGGCAGGACATGGCCCACCTGATCAGGACAGGGCAGGCCAACGACCTGAACGATGCCTACGACAAGGCATGCTGGATGAACCCTCAGATCCGCGACCTTCTCATCAAAGAGCGGGCCGCTCCACAGGAAGCCGAAGCCCGCGTCTCAAAAGCGCGCCGCGCCTCTGGTTCCCTGCCCACCGGAGCGCCCGCAGGCACGACCTCGCCAAGCTCCGCCCATTCAATCCGCGCCGCCCTCGAGGATGCTTGGGGCTCCGGCGCACTCTAAGGAGCAGTGACAGATGGCCTCGCCAAATCTGAGCGAAATCATCACCACCACGCTGCGGAACCGGACCGGCAAGCTCGCTGACAACGTCACCGACAACAACGCCATCCTGTACCGTCTGAAGCAGCGCGGCAAGGTCAAGCCCGCATCCGGCGGCCGAACGCTGGTGCAGGAACTGGCCTACCAGGAGAACTCCACCTTCATGTGGTACTCCGGGTACGACACCCTCGACGTGTCCGCGACCGACGTCATGTCGGCGGCGGAGTTCGACTGGAAGCAGGCGGCGGTCGCCGTCACCATTTCCGGCCTCGAACAGCTCCAGAACTCCGGCAAGGAGAAGATCCTCGACCTCATGGAAAACCGCATCGACATCGCGGAAAAGACCATGATGAACAAGATCGCCCTTGGCTGCTATGCCGATGGCACCGGCAACGGCGGCAAGGAGATCGGTGGTCTCCAGCATCTCGTGGCGGACCTGCCGACGTCCGGCACGGTGGGCGGCATCAACCGCGCAACGTGGTCGTTCTGGCAGAACCAGTACCGGGACAGCTCGGACAATTCCGTGACGCTTTCGAGCACCACGATCCAGTCCGAGATGAACATCATGTACACGCGCCTGGTGCGCGGTACGGACCGCCCGGACCTGATCATCACCGACAACACGATCTGGCTGTACTACCTCGCTAGCCTGCAGAACATCCAGCGCATCACCAACGACAAGATGGCGAGCGCCGGCTTCACGAACCTCAAGTTCATGGACGCCGATGTGGTGCTCGACGGCGGGCAGGGCGGCAACTGCCCGAGCGCCCACATGTATTTCCTCAACACCGATTACATTCATTTCCGCCCGCACTCGGAGCGGAACATGACCGTGCTCGGCGGGGAGCGCATGAACACCAACCAGGACGCCATCGTGAAGCTCATCGGTTGGGCGGGCAACATGACCGCCTCCAACTGCGCGCTTCAGGGCGTGCTCAAGGCTTAAGGAGAGCAGACAATGACCTTTCGCGTCTCTGATGGCCGCATCGGTATCCAGCCCATCGCGGATACCTCCACGACACAGAACCATCCTCTCGGCACCATCGTGCGGGCCGTGTCCGTCACGCTGGGCGAGGGTGAGTTCATCTATCTCAAGGGCGTTGCCAACACCGCCGTCGGCAACATCGTCAATTACGACGATGGCTTCCAGACGGCGCTGGACTCCTCCGCCGTCGCCGGGCCGTCGCGCCCGCTGGCGGTGGCGATGTCGGCCAACGTCGCTGACCAATACGGCTGGTATCAGATTTCCGGCCTCGCGGTCGCCAAGAAGGACGCTGCGGTGTCCTTCGCGGGCGGCGCGGGTCTGGGGGCTGGCTCCGGCCTTGCGGTGGCGGTCGCCACCGGCACGGTGATCCAGGGTGCGGTGGTCCGCACCGTGGCCTCGGCCAAGTCGGGCGTGACCACGGTGGCCATCGCCATCAACCGTCCGCACGACCCCTCGGACGTCTCGTAACGACGCATGAGGGCGGGGCTCCGGCTCCGCCCTTTCTCCCTCTCTCCTGAAGGTTCCCGATGGCGCGCCCGACTTCCACCGTCTACCAGATGGAATATCAGAACCCGCACGCCACGGCCCCGCTCAAGGTGCCGGTGCTTGTCGTGTGCAACACCTCCGACGAGCAGCTTTTCGCCAACATCAGGACCAATGCCGCCAACGGAGCCGAGTGGATCGGCTTCCGCGAGGCGCATGACAGCGTGGCCATCCTCGTGGGCGGCGGCCCGTCGCTGGCCGATCATCTCGACGACATCCGCAGGCTGGCGCTGGCGGGCGGCGTCATTTTCGCGATGAACGGGGCGGCCACCTTCCTCGACCGCAACGGCATCCGGCCCGGCTATCAGGTGATTGCCGACGCCAAGCCCGAGACCGCCACGCTCATCGAGCCCCGCGCCATCGCGCACCTGTTCGCCTCCCAGGTTGATCCCAACTGCTTCGCGCTCGTGCCTGGCGCGCTTCTGTGGCACCTCGAAATGCCCGGTATCGAGGACGCCTTCCCGGAAGAGCGCCGCAAGCGCGGCGGCTATGCCCTGGTGGGCGGCGGCGCGGCCGTGGGCAATTCCGCCTGTGCGCTGGCCTATGTCATGGGCTACCGCACCATGCACCTGTTCGGCTACGACAGCTCGCACAAGGGCGAGGCCAGCCACGCCTACGACCAGCCGATGAACCGCTTTATTCCCACCATCGATGTCGAATGGGCGGGCAAGACGTTCACATCCTCTCTGGCGATGAAGGCGCAGGCCGAGAAATTCATGATCACCGGCCAGGCGCTGAAACAGGCGGGGGTCGATCTCCACGTCCACGGCGAAGGGCTCCTGCCCACCATGTGGAACACACCCGTCGAGAACATCACCGAGCGCGACAAGTACCGCCTGATGTGGCAGCTCGACGCCTACCGCGAGCATGCGCCGGGCGAATACCTCGTGGAACTGTTCCTGCATCATTTGCATCCGGTGGGCCTCATCATCGATTTTGGCTGCGGCACCGGCCGGGCGGCGCTGGCGCTGGCGAAAAAGGGCCATGACGTGCTCTTGATCGATTTCGCCGACAACTGCCGCGACGAGGAGGCCATCGGGCTTCCCTTCCTCGAATGGGATTTGTCCCTGCCGATCCCGGCGCGGGCGGAGTTCGGGCTGTGCACCGACGTCATGGAGCACATTCCGACCGAGGACGTCGCCAAGGTTCTGGGCAACATTATGGAAAGTGCCCGCACCGTGATGTTCCAGATCTCGACCGTCAAGGACGCCTTCGGGGCGCTGCTCGGCACCGACCTGCACCTGACCGTCAAGAGCCATGAATGGTGGCTCGCGCATTTCGATTGGATCGATTGCGCCGTCCTGCACCAGCACCGGGGCGAGAATGCCTCGATCTTCATCGTCACCCGAAAGGAAAGCCTCAATGCTTGATCCTGCCCTGGACACGACCTTTTTCGACGCCGCGCCGCCGCAGCAGCGTGGGCCTCGGCCTTTGCTGCGCTTCTTCACCGAGCCCGTCGAACTGCCCGGCAAGAGCGCCGAGGAGGGCCGCCCGGTCTATGTCGACCGCGATTTCGTCGGCATCACCAACCCCGGCTCGCGCGACGAGGTGGTCAGGCGCGCCGAGGACAAGGCCAGGGAAGACGAGTTCGTGGCGTGGGCCTACAAGAAATGGAAGGCCACCCAGCAGCAGCCGACCGATGGCACGCCCTTGGAAACCGTGCCGTTCCTCAACAAGAGCCAGGTCTTGGAGCTGAAGGGGGTCGCGATCCACAGCCTTGAGACGCTGGCGGACGCCCCGGAGCAGGCGATGCAGCGCATGATGGGCCTGCGCGAACTGAAGAAGAAGGCCGCCGCCTATCTGGCCGCCGCCAAGGACAGCGCAGTTGTCACCAGGCTGCAGCATGAACTCGACCAGCGGGACGGCAAGATCGCGCTCATGGAGAAGCAGATGGCGGAGATGAACGCCCGCTTCGAGGAACTGTCCAGGCGGGTGCCGGCATGAACCGCATCGAGCGCAGCCCGCAGTTCAAGGCCGGACCCCGGTTCTTCCGCGCCGAGGACGGCCAGGACATGTTTGAGCACCGCATCGACAGCCGGGCCTGCATCGGCCCGCGCGTGGCGACGAAGCGCGACAAGGAGATCAACCCCGACCTCTGGGCCGAATACCTCGCCCAATGGACCGCCGAGGAAGACCGCAAGATCAAGCGCCGGGCGAAAGGGTAAGCCATGAAGACGCTGCTGCAGATCGTCCAGCAGGCCTGCCGCGATGTCGGACAGCCCAGCCCGACGCTGGTGGCCTCGGCCTCCACCGAGACGCCGCTCAGGATGCTGCGGCTCCTCAACAAGGCCGGGCAGCAGCTCATCAAGGACCACAACTGGCAGGCCCTGACCGACGTCGAGACCTTCACCCCCACCGCCACCCAGGTGCAGGCCTTGCACCCGCCGTCCGACTATGACCGCATGACGCCGCCCAGCCAGATCTGGGACATCGGCAACAAGCGCCCGCTGGTGGGCCCGCTCGCCGTCGAGAAATGGCTGCGCCTCGTGGTCGATGCCCAGCAGTCGATTGACAAGTATTGGACGCTGATCGGCGGCAAGATCAACATCCTGCCGATGCCTGCGACGACAGACAGTTTCGTTTATGCCTACCAGAGCAAAAATTGGGTTTATGCGGCGGACGGCGCGACGGCCAAGGCGGAGTTCGACGCCGACGACGACACGCCGCGCATCCCGGACGAGCTGCTGATCCTCGAACTCGTCTGGCGCTGGAAACAGTCCATCGGCATCGACTACGGCGAGGACATGGCGTCCTGCAACCGCATGAAGGAGATGCTCATTGCGGCGGATCGCGGGCCGCGCATCCTGTCGCTGTCGCAACCCTTCCCCGAAGGCGTGCCGGACGGCTTCTGGCCGGGGACCATCACGCCGTGAGCCGCCCTCCCAAGCCGTTCATGCATTATGTCTCTCCAGAACCAAACAGCGGGTGCTGGCTCTGGGTGGGGGGCGTGTTCCAAAATGGCTATGGCAACGTGCAATACAAAAGGAAGCCACATCTCGCGCATCGTGTATCATACATGATCCACCGTGGTCCCATCCCAAATGGGATGTTTGTCTGCCACAAGTGCGATGTCCCATCGTGCGTAAACCCTGATCATCTGTTTCTCGGCACGCCTGCCGACAATATGCGTGATCGAGATACCAAAGGCCGCGTGGCTGCAGGAGAGTTAAACGGGTTCGCGAAGCTGACGGATGTGCAGGTCCGCGAAATCAGAAATAAACTGGCTGTGGGCCAGTCGAAGCATAGCCTTTCTCGGCAGTACCAGATCAGCCGCACCCACATTTCAAGGATTGAAAATGGTCAAGTGAGGAAAACAGCATGAGAAAGGCGCTGAGACAGAGCAGCCGTCAAGCTGTTGCGACACCAAGCATCATCCAAGCACCAACAAAAGGGTGGAGTGCAAATAGCCTGCCCGTCAAAGCAGAAGAAGGAACTTCCCTGATCCTCGAAAACTGGTTTCCCGAGGCCACCTCGATCCGCCCGCGCAAGGGCTTCACCGAGCAGACCACCGGCATCACCGGCGGCGTCGAGACCCTGATGCCCTATGTCTCGGGTTCCACCCAGAAGCTGTTCGCGGCAGGCAACGACGCCATCTATGACGTGACCAGCGCCGGGGTTCTGGGTGCCGCCGTCCAGAGCAGCCTCAATTCGACGAAATTCATCTACACCAACTTCGCCACGGCGGCGGGGCAGTACCTGTTCATGGTCAACGGCGCGGATGCCGCCCGGCACTATAACGGCTCCTCCTGGGTGCAGCCGGTCATCACCAACGTGACCTCCTCCGACCTGTCTTATGTCGCATCGCACAAGTCGCGGCTGTTCTTCGTCGAGAAGACCTCGACCACCATCTGGTATCTGCCGGTGGACAGCATCGCCGGGGCCGCCACCGCCTTCGAGGTGGGCTCGCAACTGCGGCGCGGCGGCTACATCATGGCCATCGCCTCGTGGTCGGTCGATTCCGGCGACGGCATGGATGACCTGTTCGTGATCTGGTCCTCGGAAGGCGAAGTCCTGGTCTATGCCGGGACCAATCCGTCGAGCGATTACGCCCTTGTCGGCCGCTATTCGACCGGCAACCCCATCGGGGCGCGCTGCCTGTTCCCCATCGGCGGCGACCTCGCCATGCTGTCGGAAGACGGGGTTCTCGCCTTGTCCTCGGTGATGCGCTTTGACCGCCTCACCACCAAGGAAAAGGCGCTCTCCGCCAAGATCGTGGACGAGTACCGCCGGGTGGTGAAGGGCTATGCGGGCGAGTTCGGCTGGCAGATGGTGACGCTGCCCAAGGCGTCGATGGCGCTGATCAACGTGCCGGGCGACGGCGATGCCGGGGCCTCGGTGCAGTTCGCCTATAATGTTTCCACCAAGGCGTGGAGCCGGTTCACCGGCATGGACGCCACCTGCTGGGAGTTCTTCGACGGCGAGATCTGGTTCGGCACGCCCGCAGGCGGAGTCTACAAGGCCGAGAGCGGCGGCACCGATGACGGGGCCTCGATCACCTGCCGCTGCCTCCCGGCCTTCTCGCATCTGGGCGCGCCGGGGCGCACCAAGCACATCAAGCTGATCCAGCCGATGCTGTCCACGGACCTGAGCGAATACGCCTTCGGCCAGGGCTGCGTGGTCAACTTCCAGATGCCGGGCGTCATCGGCTCGGGCTCGCCCGCCGCCGTTGGGGTCTTCACCTGGGACGTCAGCACCTGGGACGGCGCGGATCTGTGGGCGGGCGATCAGGTCTATGACTTCTGGGAGAGCGCCAACGCCATCGGCTACGTGATCTCGCCCTATACCGAGGTGCGGATCGACGCCACCGAGACGCCGGATTTCGATTTCAGCCTGATCGGGTGGAACATTCTCCATGAAGCTGGCGGCCTGTCGTTCTCTGCCTGACGGCCCGGTGATCGTGGGCCGGTTTCTTCTGTGTGCGGACGAAATGGTCGCGGGCTGGATGGCGAAGACGGCGGGGATCGAGATCAATCCTCCGTACACGGCCTTTGCCACGCTGTCGGATGATGGACAAATTGCCGGTGCCGTGCTATTCAATGACCTCCAAGAGGCCAGCGTCGAGGTGTCGATAGTCGCCCCCCGCCGCGTGTCTCGCAGCCTTCTCCGCGCTGCAGCCAGCTATGCGTTCGACACGCTGGGATGCAGCCGGGTGACGGCGAGGACCAGAGCATCAACCCTCCCGGTTCGTAGGTTCATAGAGAAGGCGGGCTTCCGGCAGGAAGGCGTCCTCCGGTCCTACTATCGAGACGGAGATGACGCCATCGTGTTCGGGATGCTGAAAACCGAATGCAGGTGGTGAAATGTCCTATCCGATGCCCTCGATCCTCTCCAAGGGACTGGAGTACATCCTCGGCCCCAACGGCATGGGGGTGACCGGCGGGACCACCTCTCAGACCGGTACGGGCGGCGGATCGTCCGCCAACGGATCATCGGCGGGCTTCCTGCCCGGCCAGTCGGCGCGCTTCACTCCTGATCCCACCGTCAACGGCCCGTGGACCCACACCCGCGCCGACATTCCGCTGTTCCGCCAGGCTGGCGGCAGCGCCACGCCCGCGGTTGGCGGGTTACCCGGCAACGCCATCGCCGCCCAGCCCATCGTCCCGCCGAACACGCCGCCGATGACGCCGCCGCCCGCGCCCAAGCCGCAGAATCCGGCGTTCTCGGGCGCGCGCCGCTGGCGCACCGCGCAGCGCCCCGATTACCGCAGCATGCTGGCCGACATCCTGGCGGGGAAATGACCCGGTGCTGAACAAACGCCACATCACGGTGCCCAAGACCCATGACCCCGGCCTTGGGCGGCCCAAGGAGCATCTGGCCTACATCAACAAGGCCGAGGCGGAAATGCTCCGTGTGCTGACGGATGGCACGGTCGAGGATGGCCCCAAGGGCATCCCGAGCTACGCCTCCTTCGCGGGCACGCAGGGCACCGGCTATGCCAGCGCGGCGCGGTCGACCCCGGTGTCGCGCCCGGCGGCCAGCCAGCCGTCGCGGCCCAATTCCGGCCCGACCAGCGCTCCGGTCCGTACCCAGCCGTCGGCCAGCGTCAACCGGCCCTCCGACAGCGGCGGCTCGCGGCCTGCCGGTTCGCCCAGCTCAGCCAATGTGAACCGCCCTTCGGACAGCGGCGGCTCGCGCCCGGCGGGATCGGCGACCGCCCGGCCCTCCGGTGCGCCTGCCGCGCCGGGAGCCAGCCGGGCTGCGGCGGCGTCCTCCGCCCCGGCCACGCGGTCGTTGACGCAGCCCGCCAACCGCCCTGCGGCGGCCCCTGTGGCTCCTGGCCGCGCTCCCGGCGTCGGCACCAATGCGCGCGGCCCGAACCCGGCTGCGGCGGCGGCGATGAACCGGCTGGCGGACCCGGCTCCGACGCCGGGCGCGCCCCTGCGGCCCAGCCAGAACATGCAGCGCCCGGCGCGCCCAGAAGTAGACCGGCAGGCCCAGGCCAGTGCCGTGTCACGCGGCCCCGGCGTGCTGACCGGCTACCGTCCCGAGACCATTGCCCGCACCGTGGCGTTCGGCGAGAGCCCCGCAGGCCTGCGCGCCCCGGCGCTGGCTGGCGATCTCCGCAAGGCGGCGCTTAACGACCGGCAGCTTTTTTCAATGCAGGGGGCCACCCCGGAGCAGCAAGCGCTGTTGGGGCAGATCGGCTCGTCGGCGCTGCATGTTGCAATGCGGACGGGCCTCGATCCCCGCACCGTGCTGGGACAGGCCATGACCGAAAGCACCACCGGCAGGCATGATAGCAAAGTGTCGGCGCTGGCCCGCAACGCCAACAACCTGTTTGGTATCAAGGGCCGTGGCAAGACGGGCGAGAACTGGGACGGCAGCGTGGTCCGCATGCCGACCAAGGAAGTGTTCAACGGCCAGACCGTGACCCTGCGCGAGCCATTTCGCGCCTATCCGACGCCGAACCAGTCGGTGCTGGATTATGGCAACCTGATTGAGCGCCGTTATGCCAATGCCGCCAACGAGCCCACCGTCGAGGGCCAACTCGCGCGCATCCGCAGCGGTGGCTACGCCACCCATCCCTCGGCGGGCTATGTCCGCATGGGCGTCAGGAATGCCGAGCGCCTGTCGGTGGGGGGCGAGGATGCTTCCGGCACCCAGCTTGCCGCTCCCACAGAGCGGGCCACGGGCGGTTTCCAGACCGCCTCCGCCGCCGCGCCTGCCCAGCCCGCAGGCCCCGTGCCGCGCCCCGTGCCGCGTCCGTGGACGACGCCGCCCAAGCCCAATCCCCGCCCGTGGGGCGAGGCCCCGATCCCCCGCGCCCGTCCCGAGGTGCAAGGCCCGCCCCGGCCTCTCGCGGGCGATCCGCGCGTCAGCATGGCCCTTGGCTCTTATCCGGCCCGCGCTGTTCCCGTACCCACGGCCCGCCCGCCGGTGCAGGGGCCGCCGCGCCCCATGAGCGGCGATCCGCGCGTTTCGATGCCGCCGGGCAGCTATCCCGCCGCCGGACGCATGGACAGCCAGGTGATGACGGACCCGCGCATCGGCCTGCCGCCGGGGCGCTATCCCGGCGCGCCGCCGGTCAAGGACCGCTCGCGGGTGCCTGCCGTCTCCATCGCCATGACCGATCCCCGGGTGACCCTGCCGCCCGGCTCCTATCCGGCGGCAGCCGCTCCGGCGCGCGGCCTTCCCCTGCGCGGCATTGACGGGCTCACCGGCCTGCCGCCCGGCTATGCCGAGCGCTACGGCCTCGGCGCCAAGCCTGCCGCCCCCGCTGCGCCGCCCGCCGAAGCCCCTGCCACGCGCGGCTGGCTGGAAGCGGCACAGGAAGGCCTTGGCGGCTTCCAGACCGCCGCCACCCAGAAGGTGGCCGAGGTCCAGCAGCAGATCGCCGACGCGCAGGAGAAATACGGCCCGATCACGCCTGAAAAGATCAAGCTGGCGCTGCTGTGGAACCGGCTGACCAGCGGTGATGGCAAGCCGTCATACGATTTCCGCGACACCACCAATGGCCGCGACGCGCCCGCACCGCGCCGCCGCATCGCCTTCCCGGCGGCTGGCACCGCCGCACCAGAACCGGTTCCGCCCGCCGTAGCACCGGTGGACATGAGCTATTTCACCAACGTCATGAGCCGCGAGGAGGCTTTGCGCCGCCTGCTCGGAGAGGAGTGGTCCGCATGAACTCTGGATCGAGAGCCCCCAAGCCGCCAGACCCCGTCAAGACCGCCGCCGCACAGACCGGCTCGAACCAGTCCACGGCGATCTATGAGCAGATGCTCAACATGCAGGACCAGCGCACGCCCTATGGCTCGGTGACCTGGCAACCGGCTGGAACGTGGTCCTACACCGATCCCACCACCGGCAAGCTGATCAACGTGCCGAAGTTTATGGCCTCGACGGTGCTGAGCCCGGCGCAGCAGGGGCTGCTCGATCAGGAGCAGACCTTCGACGCCCGCTATAACCAGATGGCCATCGACCAAGCGGGCCGCGTCAAGGACACGCTGTCGACGCCGTTCAAGTATGATCCGGGCGTGCATGAAAGCTGGGCGGGCGGGCTGTACGACAAGCTGAACCGCGACAGCATCTCCCGCAATCAGGACGAGCTGGCGCAGTCGCTGGCCAACCGCGGCCTCAACATCGGCACCAAGGCCTATGACCAGGCTATGCGCGACTTCACCGAGGGCAACCAGCGCGCCCGCGACCAGTTCATGCTCGACAGCTATGGCACCGGCATGAACACCGCCCTGACCGAGCGCAACCAGCCCCTGAAGGAGGGCATCGCGCTCATGGGCGGCGGGCAGATCACCGAGCCCACCTGGCTGCAGGGTCCGCAGTCCGGGGTCGCCAACACCGATGTGGCAGGCCTCACCAACCAAGCCTATGCCCAGAAGCTTGCGGCCTCGCAGCAGCAGGGCGGGCTGTGGAGTGCCTTGGGCCAGATCGGCGGCGCGGCGCTGGGCGGCTGGATGGCCTCCGACGAGCGCGTCAAGAACGTGAAGAGCGGCAAGAAGGGCTTGTCCAAGCTGGCCGAGAAGGAATGGTCCTACAAGGGCTCGGATCAGGTTCACCGGACGCCGACCGCGCAGGACGTCGAGCGCCAGATCCCCGAGGCGGTGGCCGAGGTCGATGGCGTCAAGTATGTGAACTGGAACCGGGTGCCGCAGGGCGAGAAGTACGCCCGCGACATCGCGCGCGAGCGCCAAGTGGACCCGCGTCTCTATGGCGGGCCGGGACGGCCCATGACCGATCTCCCGGACGGCCACATGGTGAAGCGCGGCGAGATGCGCCTGCCGCCTGATGATCCCAATTACAACATCCGCAAGGCCCTGCCGAAGGCGACCTATCAGGACGCCGGACTGAAGCGCGGCGGGCTGCAGCGGCTCGGAAAGGCGGTGGCCTGATGCTTCCTCCCCGTTCCCCCGGCATGGCCAAGATGGCCTCCGTTGTACGCGACAAGACCAAGAAGCCGATGGCGGCCTCTGCCGTCAGCGCGGTGACCTCGCGGCTTCCCGGCATCACCGGCGGGGCCATGGGACCGGCAGGCTTCGACGCCAGCCGCGATGCCTGGGCCAACGCGCTCTCGACGATGAGCGGGGTGAACACGCCCACGCCGCTCACCGCGCTGGCGAAGGTGGCGGGCATGGGGCTGGCGGGCTACGGGCAGGGCAAGGCCACGCGCGAGAAGGAGGCGGGGTCTTCCGCCTTCAAGTCGAAGCTGGCGGATGCGCTGGCGGGCACGCCCGACAACGGCGCGCTGATGGGCCTGATGGCTGATCCGTATGCGGACGAATCGTCACAGCGCATGCTGTGGAGCATGTACGAGCGCAACAATCCGAGCGAACAGGACCAGCTCGCGCTGCGCAAGTCTCAGCTTGAGATCGAGCAGATGCAGCAGCCCGATCCGGTGACCGGCGTCGAGGTCGGCGGCAGGCTAATCAATCCGCAAACCGGCGAAGTCATGTATGAGGGCGGCCCCGAGCAGCAAAAGCCCGTGGTTGTCGGTGGGCGTCTCGTCAATCCCGTGACCGGCGATATTATTTTTGAAAGCCCCCAGGACGACGCCACAAAGGGCGTCGAGGTCAATGGCAAGCTCGTGAATCCCCTCACTGGCGAAGTGATCTACGACGGGCCCGGAAGTGCTGCGGACGCTCCGAAAGTCGATACCTACAAGGCGACAGATCCGCAGACTGGGAAGCCTGTGGAAATTACGCGCGAGTGGCGCAATGGCGACTGGGTCGAAGTCGGCAGGGCTCCTGTGCAGCAGTCCGGCATCAACATCGACATGGGCGGCGGCGGCGATAAGCAGGTGTTCGACCGCATGGGCCAGATGTACGATGGCGTCAACACCATGAGGCAAGGTCTCCGTTCGCTACGGGAAGCCAAGAAAGCCATTCTTGACGGTGCCATCACTGGCCCGATGGCCGAGCAGCGCCTTTATCTTCAGAAGATCGGCGCAGCCCTTGGCATCGCTGATCCAAGCCGGATCGAAAACACGGAAACATTCCGGGCGGCTATTGCGCCGCAGGTCGCCGCGATGATCAAGGCCACGGTTGGTTCAACGCAGATTTCGAACACCGACCGCGACTTTGCCATGATGGCAGCGGGCGGCCAGATCGACCTGAACGAGGGCACCATCCTCCGGCTTGTGGACATCATGGAGCGTGCCAACGCCGCTGCCATTGATGACTATCAGGCACGTCTTGATCGTGTCTATGCACCCGACAGCGCTGATCCGAATGTCCAGCGCAGCCGCGCAATCTTTGAGATTCAAGACGAACCTGCCATGCCGGGCGACATCATGCGCCTGCCGCAGGACGATGCAGGGGCGGACGCTATGTATGAACAACTCCCCTCTGGCGCATGGTTCCAGGCTCCAGACGGGTCGATCAGGAGGAAACCCTGATGGGCTGGAAAGACGCCCCCATTGCCCAGCCGCCCAGCGTTCCGCAACAGCCTGCTGCGCCGCGTAAATGGGAAACCGCGCCTTCGGTTGACGACACCGTGCGGGCAATGTCGCGCGAGCAGATGATTGACTATTACCGGACCTCCAAAAAGGGCGACCCGGTGGCGGATCGCATCGAGCAGGTTCTGTCGCAGCCGCTGGAAGGCGAAAGCCCGGAGGACACGGAGCGCCGCCTGTACGGTCACATGGACAACCAGTTCTCCGGTCCCGGCGCGCTTGCCGCAGGCTGGGCGGATGGTGCCGCAACGGGCGGTGCCGACGAGCTTGCGGGTGGCATCAGCGCGCTCACTGGAGGGGGTTATGATCAAGGCGTATCCAAGGCCCGCGAAGCACTGCGCGTTGCGGGCGAAGAACATCCGTGGTGGTACAATGCCGGAACGGTGCTTGGCGGCTTGACGCAAGGCCTCGCCACCGGGCTTGGTCCGGCCCAATCGGTGCAGACTGCGGCTCCGCAGGTGATGTCACAATTTGCCGTTCGATCTGGACCGTCACTTCTTGGTCGCATCGGAACGGGCGCTGCTGTTGGCGGCGGGCAGGGTGGTCTTTACAGCTTTCTGTCTGGTGAGGGTGGGTTCACCGAGCGCATGAAGCGGGTGCCGATGGGGGCTGGTATCGGCGCGGCATTCGGCGCGGCGTTCCCTGCGGTTTCGGCTGGCATCGGTGCCTTGCGCGGGCGGTGGACCGACAAGGGCCTCGACCAGAAAGCGCTGGGCAAGGTTGCCGACATGCTGGACAGCACCACGATGTCCGCCGACGAGGCCGCTAACGTTGCATCTCAGCAAGGCAATCTCGGCATGATTGCCGACGTGAACCCCGGCATGCAGCAGGCCACGGGCGGCACCAGTGCGGCGGGCGGCGCGGGCGTGATCGGCCCTCGGCTGTCCTATCGCCGCGAAGGAGCCAAGGACCGGGTCGGCAAGTATCTGGACGACACGTTCGGCAGCTACATCGGCCCGCAAGCCGTCAAGGAGGCCGTTGCCGATGCCCGCGCTCCGGCTGGCCCCGCCTACGAACTGGCAAAACAGCATGTGGTCGATCCCGAGGACGCGCTGACCAAGATCGACGACCTGCTGAAGACCTACAGCCCCAAGAGCCCCCTTGGCAGCATGCTGCAAGGCTATCGTGGTCAGTTGGTGGACGATGCGGGCAACGTCATCGGACAAGGCAACATTGTGCACGGTGTGCGCGAGCAGCTCGATGACCAGATCAACAAGCTGTACCGGGCGGGCGAGGGCAAGGCGGCGGGCCGCCTCAAGGAGGTGCGCCAGGAACTCGACAAGGTGCTCAAAGGCCAGATTCCCGGCTTCGCCGAGGCGGACCAGTTGTGGTCCGAAACGGCCAAGGTGGATGAAGCCTACAGGTGGGGCAAGGACGAGGTTCTGGGCCGCATTCACCCCGGCGAGGTCGAAGCCAAGCTCAAGGGCATGCCCTATCCCGAGAACGCGGCAGCGCGCGCCGGAGTGCGTGATGAAATCGAGATGCGGATGGCACAGCCCGGCGATCCGGCAAGGCGCGCGGAACGCATCATCGAGCAGAACATGAACCGGGAGAAGCTGGCAGGATTCACCACGCCGCAGCGTGCTGACGTGCTGGCCCGCAACCTCGACAACGAGGCGACGTTCATGGAGACGTCGAATCTGGCCGAGCCGTCCCGCCAGTCGCGTACGGCTCCTGTGTCGGCTGCGGCGCAGCGTTGGTGGGGTACTAGCCCCGGCAAGATGAGCGATGCCATCACCGATATCGCGGCGGGAACTGGCGCTGGAATGGCAATCGGTGGCCCGCACGGTGCGATGGTTGGCGGTGCCGCAGCAGCAACCAGCAAGGCCCGCGAACTCATCGCCAACGTTCTGAGTGGCAGCGGCCCATCGCCTGAACTTATCAACAAGACTGCCGATCTGCTGACCCGGCAGGGCGCGGCACGCGACAAGGTGATCGAGAACATCATGCGGCGCGCCGAACAGAAGATGTCAAAGGCGGCGGCGGGCAAACGGCTCGACCTCATCATCCGCACGCTGCTGCGCGGCCTGCCGGGTGTAGCCGCCGATGCCTACCTCGACCTCAGAGAACAGAACACCGGAGAACGCTGATGTCCCGCGACGGATCAGGCACCTATTCCCTTCCCGCCACCATGGCGACCGCCAACGCGGTGGCGTCCTCGACCACCGTCAACACCATCATGGCGGACATCGCCCAGGCGCTCACCGACAGCGTCAACAAGGACGGCTCCAAGGCCTTCGCCGGGGCGCAGTCGATGGGCGGCAACAAGCTGACCAATCTGGCGGCAGGCACCGCGGCGACCGACGCGGCGCGGCTGGCGCAGGTGCAAACGGCCAGCGCCCAGCAGGCCACCACGGTCGGCGGCACGGTCGATGCCATCACGCTCGCCTTCACCCCGGCCGTCACCGCCTATGCCGCCGGCCAAGTCATCCGCTGGGTGTCGGGCGGGGCCAACACGGTGGTGGCGCCGACCGTCAACTGCGACAGCGTCGGGGCCAAGACCATCAAGAAGAACCCCGGCGGTGCGGCGCTGGCGGCGGGCGATCTGGGCGTCTCCGGCACCATCAACATGGCGGTGTACGACGGCACCGACTTCATCCTATTGAGCCCGCCCGCAAATGCAAACATGGTCGCCCCTTCCGGGACACCGGCGCAAGGTGACGTCCTTTATCACAACGGCTCGGCATGGACGCGGCTCGCGGCCGGAACTGACGGTTACTATCTCAAGACGCGCGGTTCAGGCCAAAACCCGGAATGGGCGGCAGTCTCCGTTGCCGCAAGCATCCCCAGCGGCTCCGTGATGCCTTATGCCGGGGCGACTGAACCGTCTGGCTGGCTGTTCTGCTACGGGCAGGCCGTCAGCCGAACCACCTATGCCGACCTGTTCGCGGCCATCAGCACCACCTATGGCGCGGGCGACGGTTCGACCACGTTTAACCTGCCTGACCTGCGCGGGCGTGTCGTTGCCGGTCAGGACGACATGGGTGGCGTCTCCGCCAACCGCCTGACAGACCAATCGGGTGGACTGAACGGCGACACATTGGGCGCGACGGGCGGTGCCGAGACGCACGCCCTTACCACGTCGGAAATGCCAGCGCACACCCATTCCCTCACCAATATATCGTCAAATCCTTCCGGCGGTTCTTCCAACTACATTGGCACGATAGACGCCACAAGCGAGACAGCGACCACAGGCTCAACTGGCGGCGGTGGTGCCCACAACAACGTGCAGCCCACCATTATTCTCAACTACATCATCAAAACCTGAGACATGGCGGCGCAGTTGTGAGGCGGACATGGTGCATGAAGCTGACATCGTAACGGCAGAGCGGCTGACCCGGCTTGAAACCAAGCTGGACATCCTCATCGCGCAGATCGACAAGCTGCCGCCGTCTCCCGTGTGCGTTGCCAATCACCGCGACCACGACAAGCGGCTGACCAGCCTTGAGGCGTGGCGCAACAAGATCATCGGCGTCATGTTGGCGGCAAACATCATTTTCATCCTCGTCATCGACAAGCTCAAGCACTGGATATGGCCGACATGAAAACATCGCTCGCAGGCCTCGACCTCATCAAAAGATGGGAAGGGTGCCGCCTCAAGGCCTACCAGGACAGCGTCGGCGTGTGGACCATCGGCTATGGCCTCACCTCCGCCGCCGGAATCGTGCCCGTCACCGCGGGCATGACCGTCACCCAGCGGCAGGCCGATGCCTATTTGATTGAGGCCCTCGCCAAGTACGAGGCCGCCGTCACGAAGGCGCTGACCCGCACACCCACCCAGCCGCAGTTCGATGCCATGGTGAGCCTTTGCTACAACATCGGACCGGGGGCGTTCGCCGGATCGACGCTGGTCCGCCGCTTCAACGCGGGCGACATTGCCGGGGCCGCCGACGCCTTCCTGATGTGGAACAAAGCCGGAGGCAAGGTACTGCAAGGCCTCGTCAACCGCCGTAAGGACGAGCGGGCGCTGTTCCTCACAGCAGGCGCGCCAGCAAGCCCCGTAGCGCCCGAGAAGCCGTCCCCGGCGCCAACCCCGCCCCCACCCCCGGAAACGCCGCCAGCGGCCACGCCGGAGGCACCTGAGACGCCCGCCCAGAGCCTCGCCAAGTGGATCATGGCGGCGGTCGGCGTGGCGCTGGCGGCCCTCATGGGCTGGATGATGAAGGGCTGATCCTTTTCTTACGCCGAACCTAAAGAAAGGATGCTTTCAATGCGGCTCGTTGAAGACTGGAAACAGGCCTGGCGCTGGTTCTCGGTGCAGGCCCTTGCCGCCATCGTCGCCCTGCCGGTGGCGTGGGGGCTGCTGCCCGCTGACGTGAAGGCCTTCCTGCCGCAGAGCTGGGAGCCGTGGGTGCTGGTGGGCATCGCAGCCGCTGGCATCGTGGGCCGGATCATCGACCAGAACAAGGCGGCGGCGTGATCGCCTCCATCCTCGCCAAGATCCTGACGGGCGGCCTCCTCGACAAGCTGCTGGAAGCCTACAGGCTGCGCCAGGAAGGCAAGATCAGCGAGGCGGAGTTCCGGTCGCGCGTCCAGATCGCAGCGGAGGAGACGGCGCAGGAGACGGCCAAGGCGACCCATGACAGCCTTGGGAAATCCGCCATCCTGCAGCGGGCGTGGGCGTCGGTGCTGTTCCTTCAGGTGACGGTGCTCGTCTGGTATCAGCTCGGGGCGCCCGCCTTTCAAGTGATTACCGGGGCAGCGTGGCCGTCACCCGGAATCAGCCTTGATTGGGCCTATGCGCTGGTGGCGGCGATGATCGGGGCGGGGCCGCTGGTCCTGCGGCGCTAGTCGCCTTGACGCCATTTCTTGGCGCCCTCGATTTGAGCCACGACAATATCCTCGTGCGCCCTGTTGATGATTTCGGCGCACACGGCCTGCCATGCCATGCCGGGGTTTTTCCTGATCCACTTGTGATAGGTAGACATTGCTGCGCGCCATTGCTCCTCAGTGACTTCTTCGGGCTTAAGCATCGGCGGTGTCTTCAATGCTGTCTGCCCGCGCATGCTCGATCTCGAGAGTTATAGAATGGCTCAGTGCCGGGTGGCTCATCAGGTGGGTGCGGTGCCCCGTCAACGCTCCGCGCCTCGTCGTTGGCCTTCCTGCGTGCCGTGAAGGGTAGGCAAAATGCACATCCGCTGTCGGATGGGCGGCAGCAAGGCTGGTCAGGATTTCAATCAACTGTTCAATCTTCATTGTTCTTCTCCATGAGGGCGCGGATCACATCGGCAAGCGTATTGTACGCGCGAAGGTCAAGCTCTGTCGCCGCCTCCTCCAGCGCCGCGTTCCTTATCGCAGGACGGGCGGCGTCGAGGGCGGCCTCTACAACAACAGCAAGTTCTGCGTCAGTGAGTTCCCACGCGCGGCAGTCTTCTTCCACCAGTGACTGGATCATCCTGCGCGTCTGGGCTACAGCCTCAGCAAGTGCCGGATCGTGTGTGTGAG